TTTCATAGTAAAGATTGTGGTTGTGGCCAACAAGTGACGGGCACGGGTGAGTGTGAGGGGTTCTCGTATTTTATAACATTTCACGATTACGATGAGTCCTTGCATAGTTTCTATGTGGCATTTAGTGAGAGATTTGGATTAGATGGTACACATGTAGTTCCGTGTTTGGGAGATCATGAATTGCTTCGACTACACTCAAAAATGGTGCCTGGTGGTAACATGGTGCCGGTGGCACCCCCTGTTCCTGAATTGTCTTATCCCTCAACGGGAGATTTTGTTCCACCTAATGAAGACGTTAAAGAATGCTTTCGTCGAGCAGATTTAGATTATCTAACGGAAAAGATGAAGACGAGAGTTTACGGTCCGCAATCATACGAAGAATTTAGAAATCAAGTGTGGACTCAAGCCACAGATTGGAAAGATGCACAGGGTAGATGGCAGCCAATATCATTGCTTAATTTAGGCCTTCGTCCCGAATCGATGTATAATGCTTGCTTTGGGCTGAGAAATGAGCATCCATGTTGTGTAACAGCAGTTGAAAATTTGTTTCCGCATAAATTTGCCGACACTGTTTTAAAAATGGATCGACCTGTTCATAAACCTCTTCCTCAATCGGAGGCAGCAACGAGGTTTTTGGATAAAGCTCTTAAACTGATGTACCACCATTTGGATACTGAGAAATTTTTTGGTAAGTTAAAGATTCCCGTGAGTTTTGATCGAATAGAAAATATATCTTTGGGAACGTCTGCGGGTCTTAATAAAGCTGGGCATCGCGAGAGACGAGAGATTATTGAAAGAGGAGTCCGAAGCGTCCTAGTGGTAAATGCTTCAGCGAAAAAACTAGAAATGCTAGAGAATGACATAAACTTTACAATTAACTGGATGTTGGATCCAGATGCTCCAGACCCTATGGTAATGTGGAAAGTAGTAGAAAAAGATGAGAATTTTTATTCTCTGGAGTATTACACTCCCGAGGAGTGGCATAGTCGTATGATGAAGCTACGACTCTACTTAATCCCATCTTCTAATTTCATATTATTTGAAAGGTTAATATCAGTTGATCGAATGAAATTGGAGCATGGAAAATTCATTCAAGTGGAGCATAAACATCCTCACGGAGGAATGGATCGTTTAGCAAGGTGCCTTAAAGTTACGGAACTTAATGAGTGGAAGAAGATACTTGTCGAAGGGGACATAAAGAATATGGATCAATCAACGAATGAGTGGTTAATTAATTTATTTTATAGTTTTGGCCTAATTTATGATGATCCTGAAGCACCTGATTATGATGTTAGAAAGAGGATAATAAAGATGCTAATACGCCAAATTAGTATAAGATTTACACACTTATTTGGGCCTACATGGGCAGCAGTTACTGGGGGTGTGCCAAGTGGAATATTCAATACGAGTCATATGGATTCATGGATTGTAACGCTCTACTTGATGCTATTTATAACTTTCCAGATGATGACTGCTGATCCTAAAGATTATGACAAACTTGAAGAAGCCGCCCTTTATTTATTTGCGGCGATAGTCTATGGAGATGACCACGTTTATAATAAAACAGAGGATGAATTGTGCCAATCATATTTC